AGCCGACCCACCTAAAAACCCACTAACTCCCCTGATAGCAGCGCCCGTAAAGCCACCGCCCTGCAAAAAACTAGCCATATTTTTTGTCTCTATTGGTGATCCATATTCTGGCCCCAATGCAGCCTCTTGGCGTATCGATCCCCGTGGCAGTGCGCCAAAGGTATTGCTAAACTTGCTCAATATGTTTTGAGAGTCCCTGTATGCATTGCCGAAACGACCATCTTCGATGCCCTCTCGTTGATTGGCTTCATATGCTTTTTGCCCCCGCATATATTCTGCTTCGGATACATACATGTCATTGTTGTCATCTAATACACTAGAGCCAGTACCGCCCCCAAACCGTGCGCCAGAATATCCCGCACCACCGCCGTCTGTAATGTCTCTGAAGAAATCAGCAAGAGTTACTTCACCATCTCTGTTGCTGTCTGTATCACCATATCCACCGCACATCTCTAAAACTCCATTCGATATCTGGCGTCAATTCTTGGTTCGCCAGTGCTGCTGTCAGAGTAGCTAATGCGACCACCATTGCCAAAATTCATGCCAATTGATCCAGAATATACTGGCTCCATGCCGCTTGATTTTTGCTTGTTGATTTCAAAATCAAACGCGCCCATCTTTGCCGCTGCGCCTAGCTTTGAAAATGTGCTGGAGCTTCCCTGCGTGAAAGTGGCAAAGGGAAACGTATAGGTTTTGTCCTGCATGGTTCTGCTGCCCATGACGTTTCCGCTTAAATCTACTGGCCCCAATGTGGTCGATCCATCCAGACCAAGACGCACAGTTCTGGCCTTGTTTCTAACGTCAGCCATGCCATCTCTGGATTTTGTTTCTTCAATAGTGTAGCCGATTGAGGGTTTAATGCTGCCCATCCTACCATCAAATGTTCTGTATAAATCCAATTCAGAACGTGGTTCATTTGAGGTGCCGTCAATATTAATGTTGCCAGAAACAGGCAAATCAAAATCATCAAATTTATCTTTAAAATCTAAATCTGCAAACGCGCCCTGTTTTTCATCCATCACGCCATTCCCTGCCTTTGAGGTGGCCCCTGCATAGGGGGCTGCTGTACTGGAACCTGTGCGGCGTCCGATATCGCCGTCAAGGCACCCATATCACCAGCGCCCATGCGCTGTCGAATCTCAGCTACTTTATTCATTAAATATTTATTCATGTCTATGGGCTGCTGACCCCCACCTTGGGAGGGAGGCGGGGGCCGCGCACCCTGCGCTTGCTCTTTCGGCAAACCGCCGAAGGCGGCAGGATTAATGGGGGGCAAATTATATCGTGGGGGGTACATTCTTCATTGCCTCCATTTCTAGTTTTGCTGCGTTCTTCTCCCGCTCAAGCTGCAATTCGGCCTCCAGCTTTGTGACCTTCGCCTGCAAGTCGGCCTGCGCCTTTGCCATTTCGATCTGCATATCTTGCTTGGCCTCTGCCTGCTTGATCTGAATGTTGGACTGAGCCTTGGCCTGATCGGCAGCAATTTGCGCCTGTGTTCTGGCCGTAAGGGCTTCGGTCTCCAACTTTGCCAATTGCTGCGCGTATTCCAGCGGATTGCCCTGACCTTGGCCCTGCTGACCAACGCCCCTGATCGCTTCAATCTGCTTCATCTGGGGTGCGGCCCTGACCACTTCTGCGGCCCGTTGGCTAATTAGGCGATCCTGCTCTGGATCAACGTCCTCAAACTTAAAGTTGGGGTCTTTAAAGTCGGGCAATGGCGGCAGTGGCATTGCCACACTGGCCTGCATTCTCAGGCGATACAGCAGCGCAATATGCTCTGCGATGTGTGCAATTAAGATCGGCTGCATGGTTTTAGCGCCGGGGTTGCCAGCCAAAGATGGGTCTTGCAGAAACTGCATATGCACCGCGATGTGCGCCTCATGGTCTTGCTCAATGAAGGCGCGGATTGGCTTGCCATACATCACGCTCATATTTTCATCGATACAGTCCATCTGGACAGCTTCTTCTGGTTTTTTCAATATTTCATCGATGTTCTGAATGCGGATCGCCTCGTACATCCGCTTGTACGCCTCGTACATATCGTGAAGTTGAGGCGCGGCCTGCGCCATTTGCAGAACGGCCTGTGCCTGCGCGATGCGCTGGGCGGTGCTAAAGATGTTGGGGTCGGACACAGGCACGATGTCAATGCGGTCATCAAAGTCGGCGGCATAAATCGTTTCGGCTGCTCCAGCGCGTGAGAAGGTAAACTCTTCTGGCAGATTTTCTGCGTTTAGATTTGATAAGAGTTTAAATTCTTGGCCCTGCGAGTAGTGCAAGCGCTTGTGAATTGCGCTGAACGCCTTCGATCCCTGCTCAATTAGAGCAACCGTCGATCCCACTGGGGCGTTTGGATTTACGTCACCGACATTAAGATCGGCTGTGGATGCAAAGCGTTGGCCTGCATCGACCATAAAGCCCAACAAATTAAACAGCGACCCTGACGGCTCCTTAAACGGCAGTGGCATTATGGCTTTGTTAACGTCATCGACGGTGCTGTCGAGATCGACAAATTCACCGGGGTTAACTTGCACATCGCCGCCAGTAACACGGCCACGCAACTTGAACCCACCCTGCATATTGCTGAATGCGGCACTGTCGAGCAGAGCGCGAAGCGATCCTGTCGCCGCTTTGCCCAGCCCACCGATCATGTGATATAGGCCAAAGCCGTAAAATCCTAAACCCGGCAAGAACTTGTAGCTCACAAACCAGTCGCGGCGTTTCTTTAGCTCATCGTCTTCGCGCCAATTGCGCCTGACCGACACGATCTTTTGATTGTCGTAATCAATGGTAATGACATAGGGCAGGGCGACAGCATTATCGTCCTCATCCTCTTCATCCATTTCTTCGCCATCAATGCCGTCGAACAAATCATAGACGTGCATTTCCAACAGTGTGATTATGTCATCATTGCTATCGTCGTATTCATCAACGCCTTCAATTTCGCCAATAACGCTGTCGGCTGGATCGACATCATCGCTGCCTGCATCGCTGGTTTGGAGGTAGTAGCCGTTTTGAACATAGCGATTGTAGTCGTTCTTCGGCATTCTGATGAGGTGAGTATAGCGTGGGGATGTGTAGAGGTCTTTGCTCTCTGGAGCCACGCAAAAGTCTTCTGCCTTGACGAACTGGCTGCATTGCCTGTCGAGGTTTACGTCCCACCACACCTTTTTGAACGTCTGACCGACCAGCGGTAAGTGAAACAGCATTTGATCCAGATCGGGAAAGTATTCGGGCATTTCCTCTGTGATCTGATAATTCATAAATTCTCTGACCCTGCGGCCCTGCTCTTCGATTTCCTCGTCTGGCTGACCAATGATGACCGTCTTGATTGGGCCACCTGACGGGTAAAGTTCTGCAATGGCCTTGGCATTGAATTGCGTTGCCGCTTCTGCGATTAGGGGGTGAACAACGATAGACAGGCCACGGGTGGCCCTCTCGTCTTCGCTTTCATCTAAGCCTCCGTCTGGGTCTAAGGTACGCAACCCTGCCTTGTAGCGTGTTTTCCACTCGTCTCTGGCCGCTTCATCGTTTTCGTAATACGATACAAGCTCTGCGCCTTTTGCCGATAGCTCCCGTGCGTCGATCTCTTCTGCGAGATTTGCATCAAAGCCGTTGTCGCTTTCTTCGATTACGTCAAGCTCTGGATCACCGATTAGCACGTCACCGTCTGGGAGGGTCTCTACCATCAGGTCATCTGCGGGTGCGCCTTCGGCAAACGGGATTACATTTGGATCAGCCATATAGAGTTATCCTTTGCGGTTCTTGATGATCGTCCTCGTCGGGGTCTTCAGTGTGGCCTAAGAACCATCCTTTTCTCAGTCTTAGCCATGCTTGGGTGCAAGTGTCAACGATATCATCATTTGGGTGAGCGGGGAAGGCGGCACATATTGAGATCAAATCTTCGGCCCATTTGCGCTTGGGATAGAATATTCTGCCGTCTTCCAGAAGGGCAGATGCGGCGTGTGCGCGTGCTTCTTTATCACGGTCTGGGCTGTACGCCAA